GGCTCACACAGCCCTGCACCGTGCCGGTCAGCTCGGCCACGCCGCGCCGGCCGGTGATATAGCTGTCGCGCGCCTCGATGACTTGCGCGGTGTAGCCGGTGCCGGACGCGCGGGTCTCGCGCTTGGCGCCGGACCGCTTGAATAGCCTTGCCAGCATCAACGCCTCCACTTGCGCAGCACGTCCGCCGCGCCGCTGTAGTGAAGCGCCTTGGCCTGCCACGCCGCCGGCCGTTCGGACGTGATCTGCATATCGCTGAGATCGCGCGTACCGGACGTCGCCACGCGGCCAAGGTAGGAATCATCGGCCAGATACTCGGCAAGCCGGCGGTAGGCTTCATTCAGCTCCGCCGGGACCAGCTCGGTACTGCCGACCGTTGCCGTCACCCGGTAGGTCTTGGCGTCGAGCGCGTAGCCCATCGGCGCCGCCTGTAGCGTCACCGTCTGCCACGCGGACCCATCCCAGACTTCCGCCGTGTCGATCGACGCGGGCTGCAGGCGCGGCGTCCAGGTCCCCGGCCCTTCCACGATCCAGGTAACGGACCGCTCGCCCCAACGGTGCGTGATCCAGGACTCGATGCGCTTCCAAAGCGTTTCCGTGTCCAGGTTCGCCGCGTCCGTGCTGAGACCGGTCGGGGCGGTCGGGTAGCTCGACGGCACGCCCTCTTGTTCGTCCAGCGCGACCAGCATCAACGCCACCTCCACGGTGCCGGCACGGACGCCGGCAGGCGGCCGGGGTCATCCGCCTGCCAGCGCCGCGCCTCGACCTGCGCCTCTTCGAACGCGGGCCGGGTAACAAGGGACAGCTCGTAGAGAAGCGCCGCCTTCACGGTGCGAATGATCGCGCCGTGCTGGCCTTCGTCCGGGTTGTTCGGCTCGCGCTCGACGCTTTCCGCGTCCTCGACGGCGCGTTCGGGCGGAAGCCGGAAGCCCGGCGAGAGACCGACCGCCAAGCCGGCGGACAGCAAGGCAATGGCGTCCCGGCCGTGCACCGTTTCCAGGACGCTCGGCAGGATGCGCGCCTCGAAACTCAGGGCGTCGTCGCCGTCCTGCAGGGTCAGGGTCTCGTTTAGCTTGGACGCCAGCGGCTTGCCGTAGTCGTGCCCGACCAGCAGGTGAATTTCCGCGTCCGGCTGCTCGACGCGGTACTGAAAGGCACGCGAGGCAAAGCGTTCCTTGCGCGGCCGCCCCTTGCGTCCGCCGTCCGACAGCGTGGCGGTCACGCCGTAGGGGAACGACCCGCGCAAGATGCGCGAGCCGTCCCCCTCCTGGCGGACCTCTAGCCGGCCCTCTGCAGCGCCGTGCAGCATCGGGTTAGTCCTGAACGCCGGTCAGGACCTCAAGCTGCGCCGTGCGGCTAACGGTAACGTCCATCGTTACCAAGCCGGTCAGGCGGACGCCGCCGGAGGCCGCGTCGGTGTAGGGATCGCGGATCAGATCGACCGCGCCCCACGTCGCGACGAAAATCGGCGCCTGACCGCCCGCGCTGGTGGTCAGCAGGGACTTGCTTGCGGTCGGACTGCCGGACGGTGCGGCAAGGGCGTTCGACGTCATGGACACGTTGCCCGCCGGGATATTGCGGGTGAAGCGGTCCCACTCCGTGACGCCGGAACCGCTGTCAAAGATCGCGCCCTCAAGGGCGTCCCAGACTTCCGGCCGGATCATGACGCGCACCGCGCCGGGGCTGCCCGCCGCGTTGTTGGTCATGAAGGTGGTCACGGCACCCCGGAAAGCACTCCACGTCGCCGCCGCGTCGATGGCGGTCTCGGAAATGCCGTAGGTGCTGGCCCCCTGGATCACGCCGAGGGGCTGCCCGTTGGACCCGGTGCCGAGAAAAACGGCCTTGTCCATCTCGGCTTGAATGGCCCCGCGCATATCCCGGCGGATGGCCTGCTCAATGCCCGCCGTGCTTTTCATGGTGCGCCGGGTCATCTTCATCTGGACGCCGAGGGTCTGGTCCGGCTTGAGCGGGCGATCCGCCGTGGTGTAGGCGGTCGCGCTCGCGACGTCGCCGGTCTCGCTCGCAGCCCATCCGGCCGTCACGCTCGACGTCGTGACCGGGTACTCAAGCTCGCCAACGCCGACGTTGACCATCTGCGCGCCCATCGCGCCGGCAACCGACTGCGGGAATAACCGGTCGATGATGGGGCGGGTCTGGACGGGATCGGGGACGCCGGATGCCGTGGTCTCACCCGCGCGGGTCTCAAGGGCCTCATACGGCACCGGGCAACCGCGATAGCCGCCCGCGTTGCGCAACTCCTGGACAACCTCTGCCGTGGCACCGTTGAGCGCGCGGCCTTCGTCCAGATGCGCGACCGCCTGCCGGACTTCGAACTGTCCGATCAGGTCCGCCCATTCCGAGCCGGCACGGGTTTCAAGCTGGTCCGCCGCGCTGCGGCGTTCGGTATCTTCCGAGACCAGGGCGGCGCGGTAACGGGACTCGTTCGACCGGTACTCCCGGTCAAGCTCGTCCATCTGCCGGACTTCGTTCTCTTCCGGCTGCTCTTTCGACGCCAACTCGGAAAGCTGCTGTCGAATCTCCGACTGGCGCCGCTGAATCTTGGTCGATTCCAGCATGTAAGTCTCCATCGATGGGAACGTGACGCCTCACGGCGTGGTGTTCGCGTTTAATTCTAACAGTCTAGTCAAGCGGTGGCAAACCATGACGCAGCAAATCGCGCCATTTTTCACGTTCGGGATTAGGTTCCCCCATCCCCAATTCGGCGCGAGTCTTTAGACTATGGTGCGTCTTACATAGCGTCTGCAGGTTGCTTTCATCGAAAGCTAGGTCGGGACGCTCGCGCACAGGCTTGATGTGGTCCACCTCGACACGGCCGCGCGCCCCGCATTGCACGCAACGCCAGCCGTCCCGGCGCAGCACGCGCAACCGAACGGCCTGCCAGCGGCGTGTTTTCTGGACTTTACGCGACGGCCCATTATGTTGTTTCATACTCGCCATATTCAGATTGCAGGACCCAATAAAACTATTGCAGAATAGAACTCTTAAACATGACGTTGGTATAGCTACCAAGCGGAGGGCAATATGAATTCGTGGACACTGGTTGGCGCCATCGCTATTTCCCTCACAGCACTTCTAGTCGTTACTGGTGATTATTCGAAAAATCATACAAATAAAGTTAATAATTCGGAAATGTCTAGCGAGATGAGGGATACGAAAAATATTCGGGAGACGAACACTACCAAGGCTGACAGTGATACAACCCCTAACATTGGCACCAATTCGTCAGATAGAAATACAAATTTAAGTGAAAATATCTCGCCCCAAAATACAGGTCCAAAACTACGACTTGAGAGTTGGCGTTGCTACAAGGAGCATGGTTACCAATATGTTTCGGGTGAAGTAACAAACATCACAAATATGCGCCTGGAAAACGTTATGGTAGTTGGAAAATTTCAAGATTTTTTCGGGGAGTTCGTTAAATCTGATAGTGCCATAGTTGAGTATAATCCAATACTACCGGGGCAAACAACGCCCTTTCGTACTGGTACGACAAGCAACCCACAAATCGAAAATTGTGAAATTGATTTTAAATACCTGATGGGTGGGACCATTAGCTATATAACCGCAGAGAGTGAACGTCTTAGGCGAAAATCTCAGGTCGAATATGCCCAACAACTACTTAATAAATTAGGGTATGATGCGGGGGATACTACTGGGTACATAAACGATTCAACTCGTAAAGCCATAAAATCCTTTCAAAGAGCGCAAGGTCGTCGGGTTGATGGTGAGTTCGATCAAAACCTACTGCAGACTTTGAAAAATATAAGTAATGACTAGCCGACTGTCTTGACCTAAATCTAAACCCATATCGGTTCTCGGTAATGCTGCGCCGGGCGCGCCCGCTGGCGCTGGCCTTCCGCGACCGCCAACGTCGCCGCTGCAGCCGCATCGATCCGGCCATTCGCACGCCCCTTCGCAATCTTACGGTTGCCGGCGTCGTCCCCGACCGTGACCGCCTCGCTGATGGCCGAGCGCAGCAGCAGCGACGGGCGGACCCTGACCTCGCTGTCGAACACGGCGCGGCGGAACCGCTCGACGTCCTCTGCGCCGTCGCGGAAGCCCTGACCACGCCAGATCACCGGGACCTGCCAGCCGGCCGCGTTCATCGCTTCCTCGACTTCCGACTGCCGGAACCGGTCTGCGACCAACGCCGTCACCGAGGCGCCGTCTAGCTGGTCACGGACCGCCTGCAGGAAACCGCCGGCCGGGACCACGCGGTCGCCAAGCTGCAGCAGCTCGCCGCGTTCGCTCATCTCGACATACCGCCGGCCAACGGCGTCCGCCTGTCCCCGATCCTCTAGGCTCGGATGGTGCGGAAATACGCCGAAAGCCTCCATACGTCCCGTATTCGGCCAATAGAGCACGGCCGCGCTCATGGACGCGGACCCGCCAAGGTCGATCCCGACCACGGCGCCGCCTTCACGCGGGGGCAGGTCGGAGACTTCCGCGTCGAGCCAATCGTCCACGGAGACCAGGACGTCGCGGGTCTCGCCGCTCACCCGCTCGTTTCTGTTGTAAAGTCGGAACGACGCCAGCGCGTTACCGCCGCGCGCGATGGCCCGCTGCGCTTGCGCCTGCAGCCAGCGGGGCGAACTGCCAATGCCCGCCTTGGCGCCGGGGTTCGCCACCATCAAGGATTCCCAATCGTCCGCCGGCAAGCCGGGTTCGG